CCCAAAAGAAGTTACGTTTCTTTTACCGATTAATCCGCCGTTGGTTCTTGCCATTTAAGGTCTCCTATTCGGAAACCCAAGCTGAGCCATTCCAATTATAGACTGTTTTGGTTTCCGCGTCGTCGTTTGATTTAGTTGCTTCCCAACCTGTATCGTTGTCAGCATTATATTTTGTTTCGTTCCATGAAATTAAATAAACCCATGAAGGTGTATCTTCACCATCATCAGTTACTGATGGATAAGTTATTGGTGCTTGCCAATCGTCACTTCCGTCTAAAACCCATGAAGCATAAGGTTGTTTATTTAAAAATTTATTTTTTGATGCATTGTATATCATACCTATACCTGCATATTGTTTTCTAAAATTATTATTGTAAGAAGTTTGTTTCCATGTTCCACCACCAAAAAAATTAACACACCATGTTTCACCATCAACGTGTTCATCTGAAGGCACTTCATCATTAGCAACAACTACTACTCTTTTCACAACTAAATGTGTATCAGATGTAAAACCTGTTGGATCTGTTTTTGATTCTAATTCTGCAAAATGGGCCATATTTATTCTCCTTAAAAGTTTATTTATATTTTAATTTTAATCTATAGTCAACGTTCCTGACGCTGTAAATTTAGCAATTTTATCACCACCTGGATGAGTAGACAATGTTCTTGCAGGAGTTGGACTTCCTGACAAAGTATAAGAAGCAGGTACTCTAACTACTACAATTCCTGAACCACCATTACCTCCTAATTTAACTGGACTAGATACATTACCTGCAGCTCCACCACCACCGCCACCACCAGTATTAACAGTCCCAGCAGTAGCAACATCTGCTTCAGGTTCTGGTCCACCTGTTGAACCACTACCCCCACCACCAGCACCACCAGCACCAGCAGTTTTTTTAGGATCTGGTGCAGGATGAGTATCAAGTACTCTACTTACACCTCCTCCACCACCACCAGCATAGGTTGTATCTGGACCTAAAATTGTATTCGGAGCACCAGCTCCACCATTACCACCAGCACTTCCATCTGGTTGACCATCTCCTCCAGCTGCGGTAGCTCCTCCACCACCTCCAGCAGGGTATGTTGAACTTGGACCAGCAGGTGGCCCTGGACCACAATCACCAACACCTCCTGGATTTCCTTCGGGTGGATCAAAACTTCCTACGTTACCAGATCCAGCTGTACCATTCTCTGCATAGTCTCCACCACCACCTGATCCTCCAGGTCCACCACCAGGAGATCCACCATATCCACCACCTGTTAAATTATCACCACCAAAACCGAAACCACCACCTGAAGCAGTTATAGTTGAAAAAACTGAATTAGTACCAGCAGCAGCTACACCACCTGAAGCACCCGCTCCTACTGTAACTGTGTAATCTCCTGGACTTAAACTTAATGCTGATGCTCTTAATGGGGATGGTCCAAAACCTGATGCACGATATCCTCCTGCACCTCCACCACCAGCAGCACCTCTATTAGAGTTACCATTATCACCACCACCGCCACCAGCTACTACTAAAAAATTTACTGGTGCGTTTGCTCTTGTTATCCACTCTGAATTTTTTACTTGATCAAAATGATCATTAATACTCCACACACCTGATGCACATTTTGGAGTTGTTTCTTTTATAACTACTATACCTGAACCACCTGCACCACCAGCTCTAGGATTTGCTCTTGTTCCACCACCTCCACCACCAGTATTAGCTGATCCTGCACCACCAATTCCAGAACCAGTTGGTGGTGATGTTTCTCCAGCACCGCCTCCGCCAGATCCTGCACTTCCACCAGTAGCTGGTGCAACTGCACCGCCACCGCCACCACCTGCATAAGTTACAGCAGATCCTGTAATATCATTTGATGTTCCATTACCACCATTACCACCACAACCTGGTGCTGAATCTGCACCATCTGCACTAGCTCCACCACCGCCACCACCAGCTCTTGGTTGTGCGTCTGGAGAATCTCCTCCAGGATTTCCTTGAGATGGACTAACAGGAGGTGTGTTACCAGCTCCACCCACTGCAGGTCCGCATCCATTGTTAGAGGCTCCACCACCTGAACCGCCTGCTAAACCATTTGGCTCACATCCTACACCATTATGACCACCCCCGCCACCACCAGCAGATGTCATTACACATGCTATAACTGAATTTGAACCATTATTACCTGGATTGGTTGCACTACCAGCACCTCCACCTCCAACTGTAACAGCTAAAGCTGCACTAGGCATTGAAACACAAGTAGCTACTCTATAACCACCAGCACCTCCTCCACCACCAGAATCAGATCCTCCTGAACCACCACCAGCAACTACCATTATTTCTGGTACTGTTGTTGTGCAGTTTCGTTTTTGGAAAGTTCCTGATGATGTAAATGTTGTGACTTTAGTAGATGGTGTACATACTACTTTTACAGGTCCGATAATTCCGCCATTTGCCATAGCTAATTACCTCCTACGCGTCGTCTAATTCTTCATACGAAACAAAATAAGTTAAATCACTGTTAGCACTTGCTGTAACAGCTAAATGATCTGATTCGTCTAAATAAATTGGGTTTTCTAAAAAACTTAATGTTGCATCTGCTGGAACAGAAATTGTGCTTGCAATAGCAACATAGTTACTACCATCATCTACACTAACTTCTATTGTTATATCTGCTGCATTTGTTCCGTCAATGTTTGCAATAAGTATTGTATTTATTTTTGCTACTTTTTCATCATCCACATTCACTACTACTGCTCTTGAAGTAGTCACTGCTCCTGTTGCATTTTTAGCATTAATTGTTGCTACGTTTACTATATTTGGTGTTGCCATATTATTCTCCTTTTATCCGAATACGATTGCCATTGCAATAGCTTTTCCTACTGATGCGGCACTCGAATTTGCATCAATATATGTTACTAATCTTGAAGCTGCTGTTTTTCTATTAGTTCCACCTGCTCCATTATCTATTATAAATAAGTCAGCATCTACAATAGCTTCTCCTATATCTGTTCCACCATCAATATCTAATGCTGTTAAAGGCGTTGTTCCTGCACTTATACTAGCACCAGAAAGCACGGGTGTTTGTGAAAATGTTACTACACCATTTGATGCTATAGCAATAGCATCTGTGTCACTCGCTGATCCAATATTACCCGCGTCAGCTATAACAACTCCTGCGCCAGTTGTAATTGTGCTTGTTGACGTAACTGTGTCTACATAAGCATCTTTCCATCTAACACTTGAAGAACCTAAGTCAACATCACTGTCTGATTGTGGTCCAAAAATATTATCACCTAAGTAAACCTGTTCTACATTAGCTGCATAAAAATGTATTTCATCAGCTGTTTCAAAATCTATTTTAGTTTGGTCATCTTCACCAATTTTAATATCTGTTGCAAGTAAAGATGTAATTGTTGTTTGTGCTGCCGCTAAAGCAAAATCTATAGTGTTATCGCCATCTTGAAAAGTTACAGTAATACCTGTTTCAGTGTTAGAGCTAACCATACCTCCAACAAGATCTGTAACTGTTTCTTCTAAAGTTGCACCATTTACAGTAATAGCATCTGCTTCTAAAGTTCCGTCAACATCAACGTCTCCTGATATATCAAGAGAAGCTGCTATTAATTGATCTATTTGTAAATCTTCATGTGATGAACCAAGTTTTAATTCAAACTTAGGTCCTGTAGTATTATATGTAAATGAAGCATCACTACCTGAACCACCTTCAAGAGTAATACCTCCCCCATTAACAACAGCAGATGTACTGTTTCCACTGTCTAATACAATGTTATGATCATTTAAATTAACAGTGGTTGAGTTTACTGTAGTTGTTGTGCCTGATATTGTAAGATCACCCGTAACAGTTAAATTATCTGCTACAGTTACTTCAGAAGTACTGTGGCCTAAAGTTATTGCAGTGCCTGATATGCCTGTACCTATAGATACAGATTCACTGCTATTTGCCGTGTCAACAATTAAATAAGCATCTGATCCTTGTTTAATTGTAAGTGCAGTTCCTGAATTATCAGATACTGCTATATTAATATCTGTTCCATCTGCACTAATTGAATCAAGTGCTATGTCACCTACGTTAGTTATTGCATTATCATTAAAAGACGCAGCGCCTAAAGATATAGTGCCTGTTGCAGTTAAGTTACTAGAACCTATGTCTATGTTACCAAAGCCACTAGAGATAGAACCACTGTTTAATGCACCTGTAGTTACTAAGTTTGGCATTGCTGTAATTTCATCGTCAAAGTACGCAGCTAAATCTGTAACTGCAACTTGAACCATCGTGCCACCATCATTTAATACAACTCTATCAGCATCAATAATTGTTGTTGAAGTGGCTGAAGTGTTTCCATCAACTATGTTTAATTCCGCTGCAGTTGAATCAACCGCTGCAAGTTTAGTAAAATCTGATTGTACTAACCCTGATACTCCATCTAATAAATTTAATTCTGTTGCTGTTGATGTTACATTTGTACCACCAATATCCAATGTTGTTACTGATATCTCACCAGCAACTGTTACTATGCCACTAGCAACTGTTAATAAATCTGTGTCACCTGTGTGTCCAATATTAGAACCATTAATAATTACATTATCAACTGTTAAAGTTGTAAGTGTACCAACAGATGTAAGGTTAGGCATTGCTGTAATTTCATCATCAAAGTATGCAGCTAAATCTGTAACTGCAACTTGCACCATTGTACCGTTATCGTTTAATACAACTCTATCTGCATCAGCAACTGTTGTAGATGTGGCTGACGTTCCACCATCAACAATATTTAATTCTGCTGCAGTTGAATCAACTGCCGCTAGTTTTGTAAAATCTGCTTGTACTAATCCTGAAACACCATCTAATAAATTTAATTCTGCTGCAGTTGAAGTAATCGCTGTGCTTCCAAAAGTAAGTCCACTTTCTGGTACAACAATACTACTTCCAGATTGCGCTGTAAAAGTATTTGCTGTAAATTGAAAATCATCTGCTCCAGCAATTTTAATATCTATCTGGTCGTCTGTGTCTGCTGTAATAGTTGTATCACCATCAGCATCTAAAACTAATTCTCTTCCTTCTAAATCTGATGCACCACTAAATCCTGCATCAACAAGATTTGTTCCGTCTGAATAAACTAGTCTTGTAGTTTTTTCTGATACACCAAAAGTAATACCTGTACCTGATGCTGTTTTAAATTGTACAGTGTATGCACCTGATGTGCCGTTTGTAACAATGTAAACTTTTTCTATTGAGTCTGGCACAGTTACAATAGAATTTCCTGTTATTGTACCAGTTAATTTTATAACAGCGTGACGTGCAACAGAATCTGATTCAGTTGTAGTTCCATCTGTAATAGTTAATGCTTTTGTACCACCACTAGTTACTGCTACTTCTACGTAACCAGCAATTGCTTTTTCTACGATTTGTAAGTTAGTATTAGTTTTATCTCCCCAAGTACCGGCGTTTTCGCCAGTGGACATTAGTTCTATACCAAGATCTGAAAATGATGATGCCATAATTTAATTCCTTAAGGTGTTTGAGAAGGCACTGGGATTCTTACTGTTCCATCTGTGTAATCATCTCTTCGTCTTCTACCTAGTTGTTCTCCTCCAAATTTTTGTACTTCTTGTTGATACTTTTGTTCGTATAATTGCAGCATGTCAGCTGGACCTTTTAGAAACCCGTAAGCTTCTGCTAGGCAACAATATAACAGACCATTTGGAAAATTCATACTAATATAATTAGTATCATTATTTTCAAATATACTTGGCACTGCGTTGTAATGAATTTTGTAAGCAAACGTCCCGCTTGGTGTTGGTGATACAATTATAGAACCAGAGTTGGACGAGCTTTCTCCAGTTGCTCCTGTATCTAACATAGCATAGTATTTTGGTGTTCCAGTAGATGTAGTTGCTGAAATATATTCTTCTAAAAATGTTAAATCTCTTTTTTCTAAATAAGTATTAGCACCAGTATAAGTAGATCCAGTTGCAGTATAAACCTGTACTGCTCTAACAAATACAGCTCCTGCAGGAACTGTTACAGTACCTGTTCCAGATGTAAAATTACCTGTAGATGTTTTTCTATCAGCATCAATTGGAACATCTCTAAAAATTCTATATTGTGCATTTAATATTATGTTTTCTATTACACTGTCTGATAACACAGTAGAGCTAACTTCCGTATAACTTCTTATTTGTGTTTTTAATCCTGATGCACTTATTCCTGCCATATTACGCTGTCAATGTTGCTGGACCAGCCGAACAACTATTGCCTCCTCCTGATATACCACCTGTTGTAGCAGTGTTTGTGTCTACAGTAAAGTGATAGAAATTTTCTGTGT